ACAAACTAGCGGCATCAACCCTGGTTTATAACATATCAAGTGTCTCCGCTCCAGCTATAACTAATGCAGCTAGTGGAGATTTATTAACGTCAGAAATCACTGTATCAATCCTAACGAGCTGGAGTTAAAATGAGTACACACGAAGAAAACTTAGCCTTCTTGAAGAAGACAGGCCAAATTAAAGACGCACCAAAACCAACCGCAACTAAGAAAGATGAGGAATAGCAGTGGCCATATATCTCAATAATAACGTAGGAGTGAAGTTGGCTACCAACGCTGCGCCTACAACACCTTCAATCGACATCAGCGCTTATGTAACTAACGCTGTAATTAACCAGATCGTAGATGAACTTGAGGTCACAGCGATGGGCGATCTTTCTCATCGTTTTGTGGCTGGGTTGCAATCAGCGACATTCAGCGTGGACTTTATCAATGACTGGGCAGCATCTGCAGTCAATGAGACACTTAGCGCAGCGTTTGGCAAGACCCTTGCAGTATCAGTAATTACTGTTAAAGGCACTGCCGTATCAGCTACCAACCCAACTTACCAATTCTCAATCTTGGTAAATAACCTAACCCCAATCGGTCAAGGTGGCGTGGCTGAGGTTGCAACATCAAGTCTGTCCTTTACAGTAAACTCCGCAGTAACAGTGTCCCCATCGGTGGCATTTTAATTAAGGAGTAACAATGGCAAAGCTAAAGATAACAAGGGCTAATGGTGAAGTATCAGAGCATAAGATCACACCAGGTGTCGAGTACGCTTTCGAGTTAAAGTACGGATCAGGAATTAGCAAAGTCCTGCGTGAACACGAACGTCAAACAGAGATATTCTGGCTGGCTTATGAATGCTTACGCAGGGCTGGCGCACAGATACCTTTATGGGGTACAGAGTTTATTGACACTCTAGACACTGTTGAGGTATTAGACGAAGAAAAAAAATAATACAGCGGGATTCAATACTTTACAGCATCGCACAGTTGAGCGTAGAGACAGGGATACCGCCTAGAGAGTTTATTGATATGGATAGCGAAATGTATGCCGCAATCATACAGGTGCTAACCGATAGAGCTAAGGAGATCCGAAATGCCAGCAGAGGTCGTAGGCGTTAAAGATGTCCTTAAAGGCTTAGTCAAAATTGATGAGGATATGCGCCAGCGTATAAGAATTGCTATTGATCCACTAATGCGTGGCGTGGCACTTAAAGCTAAAAGTTTTGTACCTAACGATGTTGGCGTATTGTCTGGCTGGACCAAGCCATTATCTTCCGATGTATCCTATAGACCATTTCCAAAATATGATGCTGCTGTAGCAAGGGCTGGAATTGGCTACAATGCTGGCGAAAATAAAACAATGAAAAATGGTTTTAAGGTAAGCAATTATGTTTACAACGTTAGCCGACCTGGATCAATTTATGAAGTAGCAGGCCGATTAAATCCGCAAGGCCGTGCCCCATTTCAAATGACCCCATCACAAGGGGCTAGTGGTACATATTCAAAGCGATCAGCAAGAAGTAAAGCCCTTGATGAATATAAGTCCAATAATCCGTTTGCTAGCCAACAATTTATAGCTGCACTAGAGCCAGTAACATCGCAACCAAAGATTAAAGATGTACGTGCTAGTGGTCGCAAAACTAAAGGCCGCTTGGTGTACAAGGCTTGGGCACAAGACAGTATGAAGGTTTATGAAGCCATCGTAAAGGCTATCAATTCTACAGCTGATAATTTTAATAAATCTACTGAAGTAAAGAGGGCAGCATAGTGGCCAATATATTTGTAGCGGCAACGGCAACTTGGAATGGCAAAGCCTTAAAGAATGCACGCAAAGATGTAAATGTATTTGAGAAGCAAGTTCAAAAACTAGGTAGAACTATAGGCGTATCTTTAAGCGCTGCCGCTTTAGTTAATTACAGCAAGAAGGCGGTACAAGCGTTTGCAGCCGATGAGAAAGCTGCTAAAGCCCTTGAACAACAATTAAAGAATACTGGCTATCAATTTAGCGCACCAGGCGTTGAAATGTATATTGCCAATCTTCAAAAAGTTACAGGCGTATTAGATGATGAATTAAGACCAGCATTTCAATCTTTACTGACAGTAACTGGCTCAATCACTTTAAGCCAAGAAGCATTAAATACCGCACTTAATGTAAGCGCTGCCACAGGCAAATCACTTGCCGAAGTTAGCCAAGCGTTAGCCAAAGGTTATTCAGGTCAAACCACAGCTCTAAGTAGATTAGGTGCTGGACTTAGCAAAGCCACAATTAAAGCTGGCAATATGGATGAGATCCTTGCTGAATTAAACAACAAGTTTGCTGGTCAAGCACAGGCTAGATTAACTACATACTCAGGCAAGATGGATCTACTAAGAGTTGCAAGCGCTAACGTGTCAGAAGAAATTGGAAAAGGCATTATTGGTGCATTAGAAGCATTAAGTGCAAATACAAGCATCGATGAAACCACCAGAAAAATGGAAAACCTGGGTAAGAGTACAGGCAGGACTATTACTGGCTTTGGAGTTTTAATTGCTGAATTAAAGAAGATACCTGGCTTAACTGGGCTTAAGGATATTTTAACTGGCACAAACATATTTAACTTGCTTGGTAAATTATCCGAGATTAACGCTCAGGGTAAATACCCAACCGCAGCAGCTAAAGAAACACCTGCTATGGGTCGTATTGCAGCCCAACAAAGAAAACTAGAAGCCGCCGCACTTAAAAACTCTGTGGCTTTACGCAAGGCAGAAAACGATCAATTAAAGTCTAAAACAGAAGTAGATAAACTAGCCGAGAAGTTTGATGTTGAGCGCATAGGTTTAATGAAGGCGCTAGGCGAGGCTACCGATGCTGAAACTAAATTACGCATCCAAGCTAAAATAGCCATACTAGACAATAATGAAGCTATGGCTAGAAAAATACTGGCCGAAATGAACGGCGTTAAAGCAATAGATATATTATCCGAGTCTATGACCAATGCTGCTGCTGCAATTTTAACCGCAGGACAAAAAGTATTATTAGGCTTAGGCGTAAGCCCATCTCAAATGTCAGGTAGTACAATCACTGGTACTGGTGGATTTTCTGATGTCAGCAATTTAGCCACCACTTCATTAAATAATCCTACTTTTGGCACAAGCGCAGAAGCTAGGGCGTTAGGTTTAGCATTAGGATTCACTCCGCAAGAAGTTGTAATAACTTTCGATCCTACATCTGGTGGTGACAGATTAAGTCAAGCCATAGCCGAATCGATACAAATTGCTACTAAAAATGGATTTACTACAGTGCCTGCTGGACAAGGTTTTTAATGACTGTCCCAACAATAAATGCAGTAATTAACTTTAGTACTGGCCCAAGCACTGCTCAGGCTATGCAGTTAGATATTGGAATTTTAGGCACAAACGTATTGGCAGATGCAGTAGCAGTTATCGTTGATGTATCAGATAAAGTTAATATGGTGCAAACTAGGATAGGCCGTACTGCATTATCAGATCAGTTTCAAACTGGCACAATGAGTTTGCGCATAGTAGATCAAAATGGTGATTTTAACCCAACTAACCCTGCTGGGCCTTATTATGGTTTGCTAACGCCTATGAAAAAAGTGCAAATTACTGCCAATTATAATAGCGTTACTTATCCTATATTTTCAGGCTTTATTACAAGTTATGTAAACACTCAACCTAAAGATGCTACAGAGGTTGCCTACACAACCATACAAGCTGTAGATGCTATGCGCTTAGCACAAAACGCACAAATATCTACAGTGACAGGCGCTACAACTGGTGATTTATCAGGCACACGAATTAATGAGATATTAGATGAGATCGACTGGCCAGCATCACAACGGCAGATAGATTCAGGTCAAACTACATTACAGAATGATCCAGGCAGCCCACGCACTGCATTAGGTGCTATGCAGGTTGTCGCTCAATCAGAGTACGGCGCAATTTATGCAGGCTTTGATGGCTCGTTTATATTTAAGGACAGACTTACAGCTACACAGACCATAGGCAATACACCCATAGTATTTGCAGATGATGGCACAGGTATTCAATACGCCAACGCAGCCTGGAAACTAGATGACACCCTTATATTTAACTCTGCCCAGGTCAGTAGGTTATCGGGCACTGTGCAATCTGCCAGCAATCAGGCGAGTATTGACAAGTATTTTATCCATTCATATAACGCCCAGGATCTGCTAATGCAGACCGATGCTGTAGCCCTAGATTATGCCAGAGCTTATGTGGCTAGTAGGGCTGAGACCACCATCCGATGCGATGCCATCGAGTTAGACCTATACACGCCTAACTACGATACTGGCATAGTGGCGGCACTTAACCTAGATTTCTTTGATCCGATCACAGTAATCACTACCCAGCCTGGTGGATCTAAGCTGGAGAAAACACTGCAAATCTTTGGCGTATCCAACATCATCACACCTAATAGCTTTAAGGTGGTGTTTACAACGCTAGAACCTGTCATAGATGGGTTTATACTAGGCAACGTAGATTACGGGGTCTTAGATCAGAACGTTTTATCTTACTAAGGAGAAATTATGGCAACCTGGCCAGGCACGACTGGTGATGTAGTTACATCCGCTATGTGGAATGGATTACCAGCATTTACAGTACAAACTGCTAAGACAGCAGATTACACATCAGGCAGTGGTGATGAGTACCAACAACTTATTCCAATGAATAAAGCAACTGCTATTGCATTTAAGATCCCAACGGATGCTACATATAATTTTGCCGTAGGCACAGTTATTACAGTATTAAATATTGGTGCAGGTACTTTAACAATTAGTGCAGTAACACCTGGTACTACAACAGTGCTTAGTGCTGGTGCTACAGCAGCATCACCAACAGTTGCACAATATAAATCAGCAGCAATAATTAAACAATCTGCTAACGTTTGGTATGTAGTTGGGGCTATTGCATAATGATAGGTAATATAGTCGCAGGTATTTTATCTCCGATAACACCTAGTATAGTTTCAGTTGATTATTTAGTAGTAGCTGGCGGTGGCGGTGGTGCATCAGTTAATGGAACTGGTGATGCTGGAAATGGTGTTGGTGGCGGTGGAGCTGGTGGATACAAAACTTCTATTGGTGGGTCTGCTTTAAGTTTAAGTCCATTGACAAATTATTCAATTCAAATTGGTGGCGGTGGAGCTGGGGCTACTGCAAATACATCCGCAAGAGGTTCAAGTGGCAGTAATTCTATTTTTAATACTATTACATCAACGGCTGGCGGTGGTGGTGGTTCAACTACTGGTTCAGGTGTAGGTACAGGATTAAATGGCGGTTCAGGTGGCGGTGGTGGAGCTTATGCTTCAAGCGGCGGTTCAGCTTCTCCTAGCGGTCAAGGAAATACGGGCGGTTCAGGTGGCGCATCGGGAAATCCACTAGGCGGTGGCGGTGGCGGAGCTAATGCTGTTGGCGGCACTCCAGGATATGGTGGTGGATCTGGTGGTAATGGTTTATCCAATTCAATTTCTGGGACTTCGGTTACTTATGCTGGCGGTGGCGGTGGCGGAGCTTATGACACTATTTACGGCCCTGGTGGAACTGCTGGAACTGGCGGTGGTGGTGCTGGTGGTAATGGTGCTGGCGCAAATGGAACAGGCCAAGATGGTGCAGCTGGTGGCTCTAATTTAGGCGGTGGCGGTGGTGGTGCTGGAACTGGAACTTCCACAAGTGGTAAAGGTGGCAAAGGTGGTAATGGTGGTTCGGGTGTAATTATTTTAAAATACCTAGACACACTTACTGCAACTTTTAGCGGTGGAGTTACACAAAGCACATCATCTAGTGGTGGTTACAAAGTATCTACAATAACCGCAGCAGGTGTATCAGATACAGTTAGTTGGGCATAATGGCACATTACGCATACATTGATGAAAATAATTTAGTAGTAGCAGTTATAGTAGGCAAAGATGAATCTGAACTAATTGATGGTTTAGATACTGAAATTTATTATGCACAAGGCACTGATTACATAGTCAAGCGCACAAGTTACAACAATCGCATAAGAAAACAATACGCAGGTGTTGGGTATTCTTATGATTTAGTTAATGATGTATTTATTGCACCACAGCCATTTTCATCTTGGACACTAGATGATAATTTTGATTGGCAGCCACCAACATCTAGGCCAGAGGGTAAATACACTTGGGATGAAAACACATTAAGTTGGATTGCAATTGAAGCCTAAACTATGCGCAGCTGGTGTGCAGTTAAGAGATCAAGTTGATACGTGGTTTCCGAATAGGCGTACTGCCAGTGATGGGTGGGTGGGCGATAGCCGTCACTCCGCCAGAAAATCGGATCATAATCCAGACCAGTTCGGATATGTACGAGCAATTGATATTGATTCTGGGCTGGAGCCATCCGATGGGCTCGCACCTTATCTGGCTGACCAAATCAGAATCGCAGCCAAATCGGATCCACGCATATCATACGTCATCTTTAACAGGAGAATATGCTCGAAGATATTAAATTGGCGTTGGCGTAATTACAAAGGCATTAACCCGCACGTCAAACATATCCATATCAGCTTTACAACACTAGGTGATCTAAATGGCACAGCGTTCGACATACCACTAATAGGGGGAAAAATTGGCTAGTACATATAACATACTAATAGATCAGGGTGCAACATACACTTTGGCTTTAAGCTATAAAGACAGCGCTGGCACAGCAATTAACCTGACTGGCTATACAGCTGCTATGCAGTTGAGAAAAACAGTAGAGTCAGCAACTGCTAGTTTATCTTTAACTTCTTCATCCGGCATTGTAATTACAGGTGCAACAGGGTTGTTGAACATAACCATTACAGCCACGCAGTCAAGAGATTTAGACCCTGATCTTTATGTATATGACTTAGAAATTACATCGGGTGCAGGAGTAGTTACTCGCTTAATTGAAGGCAACGCAGTTGTATCAGCTGAGGTAACTCGATGAGTGATGACACCTTAACAGTTACCGAGGTAGTCAATTCTGTGACAGTTACTCCTGTAAATAACACAGTTACTGTTTCAGGGGTAGGCACGCAGGGGCCAGCAGGGGCCACGGGTGCTACGGGTGCTACTGGTGCCACGGGTGCTACTGGTGCTACAGGGCCAGCAGGAACAATTTCATTAGCAATACCATCTACCTATTACATAACAACGCCGTTTCAATCTTATGCAAATATAACCGCCACTTTAAGTAGAACTAATTACATCCCAATTTATGTGCCTGCTACAACAACTTTTGACAGAATTGCAGTTACTACAGCTTCCACTTTTTCGGGAACTGCAACAGTTAGAATGGGTATTTATCAAAATGATACTGCAACAGGCAAACCAAGCACTTTAGTTTTTGATGCTGGAACAGTCTCTTGCACCGCTTCAAGCACAGTTTATCAAATAACGATAAATCAAACATTAACATCTGGTTTTTATTGGATGGCAAGTAACACACAAACAGCAGCGGCAACAAACATATTTATTGGAAATCAATCTGCACAAGGTGCTTACAACTCACTTATGCCATACAAATCGACACCTACGGCAAGTTTTCAAACTGGCTGGCGAGAGGAAAATATTACAGGAACGTTCACAACTGCTGGCACATTATTAAGTCTGGGCGCAACTCCATTAACTTATTTAAGGGCGGTCTAATGAAAACCATTACTTACGGCTTAGGCGGATACGACTTAACTAAACCAAATAACAATATCGTTGAAGAAATCGACCTACCAGATACGGAGACAGAATGAAGATAAGTAAGAAGCAACAAGCAATATTAAAGTCATACGCACGTGGCGTATTGGTTTCATTCTTAACATTCTTAGCAAGTAATGAACTGGGATTAGATCCTGTCGTAGCTGTAGTTATTTCAGCTTTAGCGGGCCCAGCGGTTAGGGCTTTAGACAAATCCGATAATGCTTATGGCATCGGTGCCGATGAAGCATGACACCTACAGAATGGGCTGGCTTTGGCGCTGGCGTTATGGCCGTGCTATCAGGCGGGCTAATAGGATTACGTTTTTTAGTTAGAGGCTGGCTTAATGAGTTACGTCCTAATGGTGGCTCTAGTATGAAGGATCAATTAACAAGACTAGAGAAGCGTGTCGATGATCTCTTTATCTTAATTAGTAAGTCATAATTTTAAGATGGCTAACACTCGTAAGCGAAAGAAAATTAACAGGCGTGTGGTACGTAAATCACCTGACCCTTTATCTAAGTTAGAAGTGTTTTATATTGCTAAGCATGAGATGTTCAAAGCTGCACGTAAGGCTGGATTCTCAGAATCTGTATGTCTGTATTTGATGGATAGTCCATCATCTATGCCCGACTGGGTAGTAGGCGACAATGGCATCATTCCAACTATCCCTACTCCAGATGAGGATGACGATTAAGCGCTACTTGGTTATCAGTGATTT